GAGTTCTATTTGGTGATCGATTGAGTTTCCTGTGAAGTGTAATACAACCTTAGCTATTAGGTCTGCATTATCTGGTTGATTGGGTTTGTATCTAATTAGCTGAGATATCAACTGAATACTGCGGAACATTAGATTTTTCCTAGCAAGTACCCAGCTTCATATACTTTTCTTAAGTACTTTTTCTGCTTATCTGCTTTTGTCAATAGTTTTTCGTTAAATCCTTGATATCTAATTGGTAAGGGAATATCATCAATTTTATTTGCCCATAAGTCCCAAGGAATCGCCATATAATGTAGTGTAGGCATATCAAAATAATTTGCATATAAGTCATTTGTAGTAGCACACATAGAAAAAGATTTTCGCATCATTGTATTGTGATTTACTACATCTTTAGGGCCGATTGCCTCTTTCTTTATTAGTTCATCAACTTGCATATCAAAGTACAGCGGCATCCAACCATATTTTCTTTTCTTAAGATTAACAATTAGCTGAGCGCTATTAGCAGATAAAATAAATGAATCTGTATCATGTAAGTATTTAGGTGTTTCACTAGTCTTATCTACGACTCTGCTTGGCTTTCCATTTAAGAAATAATGTTGAGGACTAAAGTCTTTAAATAACTTCCAATTCAATAGTAAGAATTGTTCGTTTTTCTCATCTTTAGTAGCTGGTAAATCTAAAATTTTGTAGTAGTTTCCATAAAATGGGTGGTCAAAGTACTGATTCTTTCTAGAGAAAAATACTAAGTTGTCCCCCATCTGTTTTACAGTAGGAACATTGCCTCTAAATGGTGCATTAAATATTCTTGCACCTTGGGTATGCACAATAACTCTCTCTATTGGCCCTCCAGGAGGGTTTTTGTCTTTCCATTTTTCTCTAAATTGTAAAATAGTTCTGGCAAGTTTTTGGGAGCCTTCACCTCTGTGTTTAAAAGGGGATTGGTATACATGAACTTCTCTAAAGTTTTTAATAGCCCAGTCCATAGTAGGTTTAAGCTTGTCGTAGGCTTGTTCCCTTCTACAAAATAAATGCAAGCGGAAGTTCTCCGAATTGTTCAATAAAGAACTCAGAGTTAATTGTGTGTTTATTTCTTCACATAAAATTACTATATCTATCATTTAAATACCTTTTCTCTTCCTTTAAAAGTAAATTCCCAAAATTGTTCTAAATACCTTTCTACTCTTTCATTTGCATCTTCATCAAAATGAAAAACTATGCCTGATCTTTTACTAGATAAGATTTTCATGAGAGCCGTTCTTGAACCACACGCTTTTCCTGCGATTCCTTGATATATTGCTTCATAAGTAAGATGATTCTTTTCTCTAGCAACTCTAGGAGTAGCTACTGAATGGATATTTTTCCCTAGCAGTAAGGCTTCAAAGCCCATCTGACTATTAGGACAAAATGCCATATCCGTACATCTTTGAAGAACCTCATGTCCTCCAATCTTTTTATCTAATACTTTATCTTTTCCGTATCTTTCTCGATACTTAGCACACCAAATGTGCGCTGTAATGGGGTGTGGTTTAATTACATACCCCTCATTATTAACCATATGGTCTAGCTTTTTCCAATCAAGTACATTTTTGCCACCTTGTATTAAGTTGCTTCCTGGAGGGAAGACTACTTTATCATGTGTAGCTCTATTAAACTTTAATTGGTACTTGTTGCCTAAACTATCAATTATTTTTTGTATTCTTTCTTCATCAATCTTTATATCTGAATTAGCAATACTGTGCATAACTGCATCGTTTATCTTTACACTATTTACTCGGTAGAATATTCCACCCCCTAAAAAATCTGTATACAAAAATGTTCTAATAGTATGTAACTCATTAGTATTATACCAAAGGTCATATTCAAATGAACACCCATTATATTCTTCAGGTACAGTTTCTTCACGAAATTTTGCTAGTATATCTAATCTAGCTTTTGGTGGCATACAGCTACCTGATTTCATGAAGTGAGTAGGGACGTCCCCTAACTTTTCATTTATTGATAACTGATCAAGAGACATTTCTGCCCTCTACTTGCTCAGTTAACTTCCAAACTTGCATTTCCAAGTCTTTTATTCTTTCTTCATTTTCGCCGATTGTATCAAATAGGGCAGACATTAGTCCTTCCATTTTTTTGTTAACATAATCAGCTGTTATATCACTATTTCTATAATTGTGAGATTTATCTTCTTTTGGCTGTGCCATATTTTAGCTCCATGATGAACCGTCCCAATAGGAGGCTCCGACATCAGAAGCGCTTGATACTTCAGTATCGAATATAGTCCCAGCTTGAGAGGCTGTTATTCTTTCAAAAATATTTGTGTCTGTTGCAGTTGCAATAGTCGTCAAATGTTCAGTTGTGATTGTGGTGTCTGTTGCTCTAGTAGTATTGTAAACACTTGAAGTGTCTCTGGTAGTATTAAAGACAGACCCTGTTGAACTACTTGTCTCAAAGACTGTCGAGGTATCTCTAGTAGTATCAAAGTAAGTTGCAGTAGATTTACTTGTTGAAGTAGCTCTTGAACTTGCTGTTGTTGTTGTCGTTTCAAACGTACAAGTTGTAGATTTACTTGTTGAAGTAGCTCTTGAACTTGCTGTTGTTGTTGACGTATTAAACGTAGTATCTGTAGATTTACTTGTTGCAGTAGCTCTACTTGTAATTGTTCCAAGTGTTGTTGCATACACTGAAACTGTAGATCTACTCGTAAGAGTAGCTCTTGAACTTGCTGTTGTTGTATTTGTTTCAAAAGTACATACTGTAGATTTACTTGTTGAAGTAGACCTTGAACTTGCTGTTGTAGTGGTTGTATTATAAACAGTAGTTGTACTTCTACTCGTTGAAGTAGCTCTTGAACTAGACCTAGACGTTGCAAATGTAGTTTCGTACGTTGTAGTTCTAGCAGTATTTGTATTAAAAGTTGTGGATACAATAACATCATCTGTTAGTCTGCTAGTATTCGTATTATAGCTAGTAGATATTGAGTCTACATGGGTTACTTTACTAGTGTTAGTACTATAACTTGTAGCAATTGAGTCTACATTAGTTAGTCTACTTGTATTTGTCGAGTACGTAGTATTTGCAGTCGCACATGTATTGGTGTTATTCGTATGCTGACCTGTATTATTTGTAAACGAAGTAGTAAACGAAGTATTTGTATTATTCGTATGCTGACCTGTATTATTTGTAAACGAAGTAGTAAACGAAGTATTTGTGTTATTCGTATGAGCACCAGTATTATTTGTAAAGGTACTCTGATAACTTGTATTGGTGTTATTTGTATGAGCACCAGTATTATTTGTAAAGTTTGTAGTATACGAAGTATTGGTGTTATTCGTATGCTGACCTGTGTTATTGGTAAACCCAGTTGAAATAATTACATTGTCAGTTGTTCTCGAAGTATTAGTAGAATATGTAGTACTAACTATAAACTCACAAGCATAAGAAGTATTAGTACTGTAACAAGTATTTGTAGCTACGATTACATTATCAGTAGTTCTTGCTGTATTAGTACTATAACAAGTATTCGTTGCTACAATATAGCATGTATTTGTATTATTTGTAAAGCCAGTTGCTACAATCGCAGAAGTATTTGTATTTCTTGCTGTATTAGTACTATAACAAGTATTCGTTGCTACAATAAATGCACAAGCATAAGAAGTATTCGTACTATAAGAAGTATTCGTTGCTACAATAAATGCACAAGCATAAGAAGTATTCGTACTATAAGAAGTATTCGTTGCTACAATAAATCCACAAGCATAAGAAGTATTCGTACTATAACAAGTATTTGTAGATGCAATATAACTAGTATTTGTATTTCTTGCTGTATTAGTACTGTAACAAGTATTCGTTGCTACAATATAGCATGTATTTGTATTATTTGTAAAACCTGTACTTCTAGAAGTATTTGTACTATTAGTTCCCGCAGTATTTACAGCGGCTCCCTGAGTATTTCTAGAAGTATTGGTAGCTCGAGTACCTAAAGGTAATTCTGCATCAATAAACCATTGAGTATTGTTTGTAAACTGAGTAGCATACGATGTAGTTGTTGACCACGCTGTATTTGTATTTACAGCAGCTAGAGCAGTACCCCTTGCTGTATTTGTTCCTACAATCGCGCAAGTATTCGTATTATTTGCTGCTGCTGCAGTATTATTTGTAAAGCCAGTTGAAATAATAGCACAAGTATTCGTGTTATTCGTATGAGCACCAGTATTATTTGTAAAGGTAGTCTGATAACTTGTATTGGTATTATTCGTATGAGCACCAGTATTATTTGTAAAGGTAGTCTGATAACTTGTATTGGTATTATTCGTATGAGCACCAGTATTATTTGTAAAGGTACTCTGATAACTTGTATTGGTGTTATTTGTATGAGCACCAGTATTATTTGTAAAACCTGTACTTGCTATAAAGCATGTATTTGTATTTCTTGCTGTATTTGTTGCTACAATCGCAGAAGTATTCGTATTATTTGTGTGCGCACCAGTATTATTTGTAAAGTTTGTAGTATACGAAGTATTGGTGTTATTCGTATGGGCACCAGTGTTGTTTGTAAACGTACTTTGGTAACTTGTATTCGTATTTCTAGTTGTATTGTTTGTAAAACTTGTATTATAACTAGTATTCGTACCCCTACAAGTATTAGTACTATAACTTGTATTTGTACTTACAATTACATTATCAGTAGTTCTTGCTGTGTTTGTACTGTAAGAAGTATTTGTAGCTACTGTAAATGCACAAGCATATGAAGTATTTGTACTGTAACAAGTATTTGTAGCTACGATTACTAAATCAGTAGTTCTTGCTGTGTTTGTACTAAAACTTGTATTTGTACTTACAATTACATTATCAGTAGTTCTTGCTGTGTTTGTACTAAAACTTGTATTTGTAGCTACTATGAAAGAAGTGTTTGAACTTCTCGTCGTATCATTTGCAAAGCTCGTATTATACGAAGTAGTTGTATTTCTTGCTGTATTATTTGTAAAGGTCGTATTATACGAAGTACTAGTATTTCTAGTAGTAGAATTTGTAAAGGTTGTATTGTAACAAGTATTAGTATTATTTGTAGTACTGTTTGTAAATCCTGTAGACCTACTGGTATTTATTGTTGTATCATATGAAGTGTTGAAGGTTGTTGTAGTGTCATAGACAGTAGTAGTTGCCTTACTTGTTTCAAATGTAGTTGTAGTTGTAAAGTTAGTTGTTGTATTAAATACAGTCGTTGTCGTACGCGTCGTGTTATACGTAGTTGTTGTTGTAAAGTTTGTAGTTGTATTAAATACAGTTGTAGTACTTTTAGTAGTATCAAACGTGGTTGTAGTTGTATATGTTGTAGTACTATCAAACGTGGTTGTAGTTGCCCTCGTTGTATTATATACAGTCGTTGTAGTAAAGTTTGTAGTTGTATTAAAAGTAGTCGTTGTATCTCTAGTAGTATTATACGCTGTAGTAGTCGTAAAGTTCGTAGTAGTATTAAACGTTGTGGTTGTTGATCTAGCAGTAGTAAAAGTACAAGTTGTACTTCTACTAGTATCAAATACTGTATTTGTTGCTTTTACAGTTAAGAAAGTTGTAGCAGTATCTATGTTTGTTTCAAATGTACAAGTTGTACTAAACGAAGTCTCCTGCGTTCCAGATACAAATGTAGTTTGAGTATTAGTACTTCTAGCAGTATTATGTATAGCATCAAAGGGGCCTTCTAAAGTTCCCGCGTCATTTACATAAACGTGATGGACACGACGAATCGTGCCGCCATCATTAACCGCAATAAAGCGGATTGTACGAAGTGTACCCCCGTCATTTACATAAATTGCCATTTAAGTTTTCCTATGAATACACGTACCAAACGTGTCCGCTTGATGTTCCACTAGTGGAAGTTGGAGCAGTGGTAGTAATGCTGTAGGGTAGTCTTGCTGCTGCAATTGTACCTGACATTTTTGTACCTGGAACGTCCAAATTGGTAATCGTTCTGCTACTATTAACGATTTCTGTACCGTCAATACTCAACCCCGAATCTTCAATATTAAATTGTAATTTTTGACCCATAATTATACCTCGATTGTTTGTCTTAAGACTTTAATAGTCATTGTGTCTGTTGAAGCTGGAGTAACTCTTAGTCTTACATTCCCTGAGTTAATATCAGCGTCAAAAGTAGCTTGCGCTCCATTATCGAATATGGAGGCATACTGTGTTAAATATACTGTTGAACCATCATGGAATAATAATAGTTCTAATGCTTGGTAGTCAGAATCACTACTATTTGTTATTTGAATCAAGTACTTTGCAGTTCTAAAAGCAGTAGCACTAAAAGTGTCTACTGTCTGTTGTCCTGTAGAAGAACTAGAAAGGGTAGAGACGTCAAATCCAGCTACTTCGTCTAGATGAATTTTTTGTGGTGGATTAGAGTCTTGTACTCCTAGATTTCCATTCACATTTGTTGCACCTGAGCCAAGAGTTGTTGCACCTATAACTACTCCAGAACTTGCTGTCATGGTTTTGCCGTCTAAAGCACTACTTGATAATTGTGTAGTTGTTACAGAGTTATTTGCAATCTCACTTGACCCAACAGCGTTTGCTGAAATCTTAGCTGCATTAACTGCGTTAGCTGCTATCTTACCGTTTGTTACTACACCAGTATCTAAATGAATACTATCAATAGAACCAGTTACTAGCTCTGCGCTATCTACTGAGTTAGCCCCCATAAGATCTGCGGTTATTGTACCACTAGGAATTTGTGTAGCTGTTACTGCGTTTTGTGCAATCTCTGAACTACCTACGGCATTTGCAGCTATCCCATCAGCTGTAACTGCATTAGTTCCTATTTTATCTGCTGTTACACTATCATTGGCAAGGTGTATTGCATCAATACTACCTGTAATTAGTTCTGCACTATCTACTGAGTTTGCAGCTAATTGAGTTGCTGTAATTAGTCCATCTGGAATATGAATTACTCCAATAGAGTTCTGTGCTAGTTCTGAAGCTGCTACAGCGTTTGCTTGTATCTTTGCAGCTGTTACAGAGTTACCTGCTAATTGTGCAGTATTAACCTGTGCGTCATCTATATGTTTTGTCAAAATAGAGTTCTGAGCAATAAGTGAACTAGTAATTGCATTTGTTGCAATCTCTCTAGCCGTAATATTATTCTCAGCTATCATTGCTGATTCTACAGCATTTGCTTGAATTGTTGCTGTGCCTGTTACGTCTCCACCACCTGTAAAAGAAGCTGATGTCCAAACAACATCTCCTGTCATTCCGATTGTTCTACCTGTAGATAGTGTAGTTGCTGTTGTAGCATTACCTGTAACGGCACCTTCTAAGTTGGCTACTAATGTAGCAACTGTGTACCCTGTTCCACCAGTATTTACTGTTGTGGTAGGCTGTACTTGTAAGTCTTTAAAAAGTCTCCATTTTCCAGAAGAGTTTGCGTCTCTGAATATACCAGAGTATAAATCTTGTGAGCCTGATGTATCATATAATCCATAAAAACCAATATCAACTGCATCTGAGCTGTTGTTAGCTGTTGCCATTGAGATTAAAGAATCACCAGTAGTAATTGTAGTAGCTGAAGCTGCGAATGAAGTACCTGATACTGTTACGTCTCCTGAGAAAGTAACGTTACCTGACATTGTTTGTCCGCTTAGTGCATCTGACTTAAGTTCTGCTGCTGAAACAGCATTAGCTGCTATGCTATCTGCATTAACGGCATTTGTTGCAATTTTCCCATTTGTTACTGCATCGTCGTTAATTTTAGCAGTTGTAACTTGTGAGGCGCCGATATGGATAGTATCTATACTACCAGTAACAAGTTCCGCGCTATCTACTGAGTTAGCACCTAATTGTGTGCTAGTAATACTTCCGTCTGCTATTTTAGCTGCAGTAACTGCGTTATCTGCTATCTTTGCTGTAGTTACATTAGCATCTAGTATTTTTGTTGTTATAACTGCATCACTTGCTAAGTGTATAGCATCAATAGACCCAGATATTAGTTCTGCGCTGTCTACTGAGTTTGCGGCTATTTGATCCGCTGTAATTTGGTTATCGTCAATGTGTTGAGTTTGAATAGCGTTATTTGCTATCTTAGCTCCAGTAACCTGAGCTGCTCCTATATGTAAAGTGTCAATAGAGCCAGATACTAATTCTGCGGTATCTACTGAGTTTGCTCCTAGTTGTGTAACAGTAATACTACCGTCAGCTATATGATGAGCCGTTACTTGATTCTGTGCAATTTTAGTAGAAGTAATTGAGTTTACTGCAATTTTTCCAGCTGTAACCTGTAAGTTACCTAAGTGACTAGTATCGATACTGCCGTCTACTAACTCGTCAGAGTCTACTGAGTTTGACCCCATTAAGTCTGCTGTAATAGTTCCGCTTGGAATCTGTGTAGCAGTTACAGAGTTATTAGCAAGTTCTGATGTTCCAACTGTATTCTCTGCTATTTTAGCTGCAGTAACTGCGTTATCGGCAATTTTTGCTGTAATTACAGAGTTAAGTGCCAGTTTAGCTGCTGTTACTTGCAACGCTGCTATATGAATAGTATCTATTGAACCAGTTACTAGTTCTGCACTATCCACTGAATTTGCAGCCAAGGCGTCTGAATCAATAGACCCGTCTGCGACTGATGTTACTGCTGATGATTGTAGTTGTGTCGCACTAACAGCATTAGTAGATATTTCTGATGTTCCGACAGAGTTTTCGGCAATCTCACTAGAGCCAACAGCGTTTGCTGCTATCTCACTTGCAGTAATTGAATTACTTACTATTTCTGTTGTTCCTACTGCGTTTGCCTCAAGCGTGGAGACTAGCGCGTTTTCTTTTCCTATGAGTGCCATGTTATGTCTGCTCCAGATACGATAGAACCACGTCTATCGAGCTTGCAACGTTTGATTGTATCTTTATAGCATCACCTGCGTTTAAAACAACTTTTCCTTCTCCACCAATTGCTACTACGGTTGACCCGTCTGGAATTGGAGAGGCAGATAAGATACCAGCATGATTGCCCGTACTAGAGTCGTAAAATTCGACCGTACCATTGATTGCTCCTGCGCTCTGATTACACAAGTATAGTCCAATTATTGTGACTGTTGTGTTAGCAGGGCAGGTGTAGATCGTTGTTAAAGACGTACCTACATTTATTGCTGTTGCTGATTTAAATGCTGATGCCATGTTGCTATCCTAATGCTATAGTAAAGGCTAGAATATCATCTTCTGTAGCAATAGCTTCTGAATGAGAGGCTACTGTTACTATATTACCATTCGAGTCTTTAGTATAAATCTTTTGGTCGTTAACGTTCATAGCAATTTCATGCGTAGCTAAGTCACTAGTACTGGGGGCTGCTCCGGAACTTTCCGACCTTTTAATTTTAATTACTTGTGCCACTAGAATGTACCCCCGTCTAGTGTATTAGACCATGTGACTGTAGAGGACGATCCTACTTGAAGTATCTGTCCTACACTATTTGTTGAGTCATATGAGCCAATTGAAAGTTTTGAGTAACCACCATTAGCACCATTAGCACCAAAAAGTATGTCACCGTTTGCAGTTGCAGAGATGCCTTTTAAACTTAAGTTTACTCCACTATTATGTGAAATTGTTTTGTTGTCTACATCTACTGCAATAGTATTCCCTGTTTTTGTAAGGGCATTACCTGCATCAATTTGTCCAGCTCCTGAGAACTGTGTGAATGTTAAAGTACTGGTGCCAAGAGTTGCTGTTCCTGTTATTGAAGTAAGAACAAATGCGTTATCCGCGTTAGTTGAGCCTGCTTCTATAAAACAGAACATTCCGCCTGTAACTTCTGCGTTAGAGTCGGCGTCTACTGCTCTTGTTAGTACACCTGCTACACCTACTGCTGGAGCAGTTGTAACTTTGTATATACCATTTTGTGTTGCTGTTGTTTGATTCTTAACAAGAACTCTATCGTTTAGAGCTAAGTTAACACCATCAAGTGCTTGAACGCCTGTAGCGTCATACGTAAGAGTTCCAGCACCATTGTTATAGGTTGCTGCAATATTTGCTGTTGAACCTAACTTTACTGAATCTTTAATGTCGAGTGCTTGTTTTACACTATCAACATATCCTTTTGTAGTTGCATCTGTACTTGCTGTTGGAGTACCTACGTTAGTTACTCTGTTAGTACCCATATCAACAGTTTGTGAGCCAGCGACTGTAAAGCCTCCGTCAAAGTCTGCTGAAGGAGTGAATGTTGCAGTACCTGTAACAGTAACGGTATCACTACCTGCGTTACCTAAAGTAACATTACCGTTTAGAGTTGTATTGCCATCTACATTAAGTGTAGAATCTAAATCAACTGCGTCTTGTACATTCATTGTACCTTTAACTACTGTATCTCCGTCTCCGGAAGCTACTGTAAATTTGTCTGTGCCTACTAAGAAGTTTCCACTAGTTACATTTATTGTACCTGTGTCCATATCTTTTCCTACAATTACTTTCTCGCTAGAGTTAGTAGTTACGAATTTAAGATATGAGTTTCCTGCTTCTTTGAAGTCAATTGCTGCCGCATTGTTATCGGGCATTGTGACTGTATTTGCTTGTCCAGATAAATCAACTGTTCCACCATGAGTAACTACTAAATTACTTGTAGCGGCTAAAGTTAGATTTCCTGAAGAAGTCGATATTGTGTTGCTAGAGCCAGTTACAACTATGTTGCCTGTCTTTAATTGATCAATCTTATTATTAGCGTCTGTAATTACTGCTGAACTAGCTGTTAGTGTACCAGCTGCGTGGTCTAACATTTCAACGTATAGAGCACCGCCGATTGCAGTTACAGCGCTAGAGGAAGGGTGACCAATAAATAGCTTATTACTATTCGAAGAATACGCTAACTCACCTGCACCAAGTGAACCCGGTGCGGAAGTACTGGAACTTCGTTTAATTTTAATTGTTTGTGCCATTATTTATTCCTATATGAGCTTAAAAGCTCCCTGCGTCTATAGTGTCTGAGTCTGCTGAAGTGTTTCCTATCATTACAGGAACAAATTCAAAAGTACCCGTCGACGTCTCTCTATAGATCTTTAACTGATTATCGTCAGTATCATAATAAAAGTCACCTTCTGCTAGATTAGTTGTTCCTGCAGTAGGTGCCGTTGTTTGATTCCAAAATTGATCAGCTAACTGTAAAAGTGCTTGTTCAACTGTGGAAGCGCCGGAGATAGTTCTCGCAGCATTTTGAAAAGTAATACCCTGGGCATCTGTAGCCGCACCAGCAATAGCTGATGAAATAGTAAGAGTAGTAGTTTGATTAGTTACTCCTATGGAAGTAGTTTGGGGTGTAATCGTTAATTGAGTTGCCATTATCTAGTGACTTCTGGAGTGACTCTTGCCACACCCTGTAGTAATCTTGTTACTGTACCGTTATTAGTGTTTACTAGTTCTAAGTCGTAATAATATTTACCTGACGCAATACCTGCAGTAACTGAATTGCTTAACTGCATATTTATTTTACCACCACTTGCATCAACAATTGTACAAACAAAATCTGCTGTCTTGGTTGCTGATGTAGGCGAAGGGCGCAGTTGCGCTCTCGCTGTATGTGTAGCGACAGGCACGGCTGTGCCGTCTTCTGATATCGCTACTTGAATAGAGAAATCAGATCCTTGGTCAATAACTATATCGTAAGTTCCTGCTGCCATAATTGAATATTATACTCCTATTGTTAAATTATAACAAAAATCATAGGTCATGTCAAGAACTAAATTTGGAAGGTATATTTGATTGGTTTGGTATAGCTCTGCTTATTCAATTCTCAGAAACATAACCAAAAATTAGTGGTGGTGTTTTTCTCTAGATTAAGAGTATGTCCAAGTTACTGAAGCCCAGTCTGAGTCTCCCGCTTTCAAAGTTCTATATTGTGCTATAGTAGCTTCGTTGTATTCTAGATTTTGAGCTTCTAAGTGAAAGTCGCCCGGACTTGTTGTTGTGGTTCCTGTTAAATCAAACCCTAAGTCGTCCCATTTTGTTCTTGTTGAAGATACTGCGGTGTTGTGCCCAGCGTTACCAGGGGCTTGAAACCACGCGTTTATATGTGTAAGATTCCATCTCTCCATCATTCCTAGTGTCATTATATTATGGTCTGAGAAATATCCGTTACCTCTATGTAGAGGGTCAATTATTCCAAATCTTACATTCATCTTACCTGCTTCTGCTCCGAATACCCAAGTGCTAATTCCTACGGCTGTTCCGTCTTTTTCTGAAACATAAGTTGCTATTTGGAGATTCTCTCCTGTATATGTATGTATATTTGTTTCATTGAAGTTGTCATTGTTTAATAACATTCTACTAAATCTATTTAGTCTTGCTATGTATGTTTTACTTCCTTGTGGAAAGTCTTTCCAACATCTCATAAAGAAGTCTTGATCTGACGCAGTTTCTGTAAGGGGTCTAAACTTCCACCCATTACTTGCTGTGCATATTGTTGTTGTTGCCATGCTATCTCCTATTGTTTACTATTATGTACTAACATGCCGTCTACATAATAGGTGTGTTCGTTATCAACTGTAATATTCCATACAGTTTGTTTTTCATCAATTCTGTTAATTATATCTATAGAACCATTAGTAGTCATATCGCCTATTTCTATTTGTTTAGGCTCTAGTTCTATTTTATGACCAAATAACTGATGTTCCCTATAGTACTCTCCTGGGTCAATACAAGACCAGCCTTTATCTTCTATCCATACTGGGTGTCCTGCTGTAATCTGTATATCATTTAGCTTGTACCAATAATCAACTTCAAATGATTCTTTCTTAGTAACTGTAGCACCCTTTATCTTTTGTCCTACTTTTAAACTTTCGATAGCTTGTTGTCCTTCTTCTAAGTCTACGAGAGTGCCAGGAAGGAAACAGCCTCCACCTCCGCCGCCTCCGCCTCCAGAAGAACTTGTATCAATAACAAAACAACTCATTGTAATTGTAAGCCCACTTTGGGTATGTGTAACAGTAACAGTTTTACTTGTTGCAGCAGTAAAGGTAGCGGGACTAAATGTCCATGCATCTGCTCCTGTGCCTGTATTTGTAAGTGCAAATCCTTCACTACCCGAGCCTGTATTTGCTCGAATATTGTCGCCATCTCTAAGCCATGTATAAGTACAACTTTGAGAAGACACACTATCTAATGGGTGGTCAACTGTGATTGTACCTGTTGTGTTATTTGCAGTATAGCTAGAGCCGTCTGTTGTGCTGAAGGAACTAGCTGCCGAACCGCTAGATACACCAATACTATTAAACTCAAAGTCCCCTTCTTTTGTAATTGTAGAACTACCTGCTAATTGTGCATCAGTAATAGAAATATTTGACAAGTCTGCATAGCTTCCACTAAAGTTTGATGTACCAGCTCCAATAGTTCCTCTGAATGCAGTAGGTGTATCTGCTACCCAAGCAGAGCCATTCCATCTTGGAATTTTTGCTGCGTTACCTACTAGAGCATCTATATCTATACCAAACCCACCTTTTGTTCTTGGGAGTGTTCCGCTTATACTTGCTAAAGATGGAGCAGCAGCGGTAGTACCATCATAGTTAAGCGTGCCATTTGCATTTGTTGTGATTTTACTATTTTGAATAGCAGCTCCTGCCGAAGTAAGACCTGTTCCGCCTTTATTTTGTGGAACTTCTCTCTGAACATCTCCGTCTGCATTTAGTCCTGCTCTAGCTCTTGCTACTCCATCTTGAGCATTTGCTACAGTTTGGTTTCCTACATTTGAAACATTGTTAGCTGTATTATTTGCAGTAACGTCCGCACCGTCTGTTACGGAGCCTAGACCTACATCCGCCTTGTTTTGTACATGAACTACTGGAGTTTCCCACGTATAGTTAAATGTAAAAGTAGGGAAACTTCCTGCAAGTTTAGCCACGCCCTTTGAAGACCATAATTGTTTTCCTGATACTGCGGCTGGTGGACTGTCACTCCAGTTATCTCCAGAGTTGGGGTTGTTTGTTGGTAAATCTGGGTATGCTGTTGCAGTTGGAGTTCCTGGACTACCGTTATGATTTAAGAATATAAAATTAGTAAACTGAACACCTTCTGAGCTTACAGATGCAGTACTCCAAGTTAGCGCTGAAGACGTATCACTTCCTGAACTAGATTCTGTAGCCAAGGCTGCTGATTCTATAACAAAGTATCCAGCAGTTACTGCAGGTCTTGTTTGCGACCAGCCACTAGCTATAGATGCTAAGGCTCCTGTACTAAAAGTATAAACACCTGACGTAGGTGCTGTATTTGCTACAGTAGTGCCGGTAGCTGTCCAATTACTTTGTAATTTATAGAGTCTGAGTTCTTGTACTAGTTTACCGGGGTCTCCTGTTGCTCCATCTGTTTTTCTAGTATGTATTACTGGCGTTGACCAGCCGGTACCAATAGCTATAGCGGTAGCGTTAGGTGACCCACTTACAAGAACAGTACAAGAATATACAGTATCTCCATTGTTTGTTACACTTGGAGGAGTAAGATTCCAATCTGTGTCGTTAAGTGTAAGAGTAGAATTAGTTGCATTATAAGTAGAAGTACCAGGTTTAGTAGGAGAAGCTCCATTATTTGCTACAACATCCGAGTAGCATTTTAATTCCGCTACTGCGCTTCCTTCTACTTGGAATACTGCGCCCCATGCATATGCTGTTCCGTTAACTCCTACTGTACCTTTTGAAGACCATAAAGTAGTAGTTCCACTTGGGGGATCATCATACCATTGTATGTCCTGACTAGGAATGTTGAGTCCGTTTGCTGTAGGAGTGTTTGGTTTAGTAGCGCTTCTCGCGAATACAAAGTTTACTCCTGCTCCGTTATCCCCGTCAAATGCTGTTATTGCAGAAGGAACTGACCAATCATATGAACCTGTATTTTGTGTTCGTACCCCAATTGAAATATAAGTCTTTTCGTTAGTCGAAGGAGCCGAAGCGGTGAATGACCAACCAGTTGGTGCACCTGCTGAATCAGCTGGAGCGGTTGTAAGGGCTGTACTTGAATTTTGATAAATTACATCTATACCATCTCCATCGTCACCGTTGTCTCCATCATTTATTGTAAAGGTAGAGTCATCACTAAAGGTAAGTGTAGTTTCACCTGCAACTGAGGTGTCAGTATCAGTAATTGTTAATGGAGTAGCATTTGTACCATTTGTTCTCGTAAGTGCGGCTATAGGCGTTGACCAAGTTGCATCTTGGGGAGACGCTCCATCTGAAGTAAAAGTTCTAGAGGATGCGTATGCTATATCTCCATTTGCTGTAAGGGCGGGCATTGAAAGAGACCAATCACTATTACCTGTAAGAGGACTAGCAAAAGTACCTACGTCGTCGTCGATAGTACTGACATTCTTTCTAAAAATAGTTTCGTGTTTTACACTTTGCCCAGCAGTACCGTCTTGCCCTGTTTTACTTTTTGTAATTGTTTGGGGCTGTGCAAAACTAAATGCAGTACCATCTGTGGCCTTACCTGTAATAGTGTAGGTAATTGTTTTAAAATCTACAGAATTGGACATGCCGGAATGATCTCCGATATTTGCGTATCTGCCGCCATTTGTTCCTGCAGAGGTTGCGGTGCCTTCTGTAATATCTCCTACATTCCCTACAGTTACTTTCCAATGTCCTGCAGCAGTACCTACTCCATCATAGTCTAATCGATTTGTTCCCTGGTACACTTCTATACGTGTACCACTACCAGTATAGTCGCTCACTACTCCTGCCTTACTTGCTGGAAGCACATGAGCAGGATTAGAAAGAATTGGCTGCACTGAGCCAGCAAACATTTCTAGTAAATGGAGTTGAGTAGTATCTGAAGCACCGCCATCGTCTGCATGTAATGTATATGTAATTGTCATATCATCTACAAGTTGAGTAGAATTTACTGTGGCAGTAGCTTTCCCGTTTGTAATGGTATTGCTAGAAGTTATACTACCTCCAGAGTTTGACCATGTTCCATTTTGTGTCGTATTTGTACATTGTGCTGTAATTGTTATACTTGTAGGGTGGAAGAAAGTAGACGTCGATCCATAATCCTCTGGGAACACCTCTTTTGTCATTATCTGAGAACTAGGAGTTACAACTACAAGTTTTGCATCTTCCCCTGCCGTTCCTTGTGAAGACTTTGTAAAAGATAATATCTTATCTTCAATTAGTAAGTCTGAGCGTCCTCTATCAAATATTCGTATTGTTGCAGTGGCTGCAGTATGGGCGTCCATATCCCCATCGCCGATTGTTACTTGTCCAGTTGACGAGTTAATAACTATATCACTATCATTATCAAAGCCAGTTCTTGCTTGTAAAGATAATCCAAAGGTATGTTGAGTTGTACCGCTACTTGCAAAAGTATAATCCTGACCCCCTTTTCTAATAATGAAGTCACAACTATAGGCACTTTCATTTGTTACTGTTCCATCAAGATTAGCGTCAAATGTAAAGTTTAGATTTGTAGCGCCTACACCATAAGCAGATTCGCCCTGAGACGACCCATACTTCTGTAAAGTGTAAGTACTCGCTCCTGTCTTTGTAACCTTACCCATAATAGTATCAGTTACGAAGTCCGCTAAAAAGTTAGGTTTTGAAAATGCTTGATTATCTATGTTAGTTATAGTTTGGTTTGACGACACAAAGGATAGCATTTCAGAGTCAGATATAATTTCTTTTACTCTGTGATAGTAGTCTATGGAACTTCCGCTTCTACTGTGAGTAAACTTAAATACATTACCTTTTGACAAATCCCCATCAAAATTAGTACTATCTAATCCTGTCCAGGTTTTTCGATTTGCAGAGGTAAGTGTACCTGTTGCAGTAGCAAATACACTACTTCCTACAGGATAAAATTGTCCTGAAGTTACATCGAAAGCAACGGCTATAAAGGCATCAGCACTGTGATCAAAATAAACATAACCTTCATTTCCACCTGTTGTAGAAGTATGGTCTAATCCTGTAAAATCAAGCTGAGCTTGACTAGTGACTGCATGTTCGTTTCTTCCGTCATTATGAAAAAGATTTTGTGGGCTAAATGTTACTTTACCCGCTTCAAGACTAAAGTCTCCACTAATATTTCCAATAAAGTTAATAAAATGGCTAGTAGTACCTATACTACCTTCTGCGGGACCTACAGCTCTGTTGAAGTCTATAGTTTTTGCACCGCTTTCAGTTACAGGACTTCTTATCCCGTTTAAGCTTACTAAATATACTTTAAAGTAGTAAGTACCACTAAGTATTGCAATATCCCCTACAGTACCATCAGTTATCTCAAAGTCAGTACTTTGATTTGTTCCTGCTTTATGCCACTTTTCTCCATCTTGTGAGAACTCAACTTCATAGTGCCTGACAGAATTGTATAGTGTACCATCACTATTTGTAGCTGGATCCCAGTCTACTACTAATGAATTTACGGTGCCTCCACTACCTGTAGCTCTAATTCTTGGTTCTACATCTAAATTCGTTACAGCAGGAACCTCTTTAAAACTATCGGGTAAATATATTTCCCTGTACTGTGTTAGTGCCTCATTTTTATCAACTGCATCAAATTTAGATGAATTGTATTCGAGTGCTGTGATTTCGTAAAGATTTTTATCCTTCTCAACCATACCCACCATTCTAAAGAGCTTGGCTTCTTTTTTCGTTTTACCTGTAGCTAGAGCTGCTCTTGATAATATCCAGACCTGTTCTTGAGTAGGTGCAGTATTAAAAGCAGAAGAAACTGTAAGTGTTTTTCCATTATTTGATACTCCTGATACTGTTTTTGTTTCTGTGAAAGTAAAAGGTGTCCATTGTACAAACACTAAGTTTCCGCTATCATCTTGTAATCTGGCTGCAGCTTCCTCAGTAGTTATACTAGTAAGGTGTGCTCCTCTTACGTATGCTGTGCTACTAATAGTAGCAGTATCTTGTGCAAGAATTGCTTTATACCCTACATAACTTAATGTAAGTCTATAGTCTCCTACAGCATAACCAGATTCTGCGCTTGTATTACCAAAGCCACTTGGTTTTCTATCTATATTGATTGCTGTAGTACTAGAGCTAGAAGAGATTCTTCCACCCCATGATTTACCTTCTTTGTGTTGGTCAATGACTTGTACTATATCGCCAGGTCGCAAAAAGGCTGCGTTCAAAGAAGTTTCGAACGTTACAGTATTGGTGTTCCAATTATTAGTGAGTAACTTCCATTTACCCAACCTTCTTGCTTGACCTCTTGAAGTACAACCAAATGCTGTGGTTGCCTCTGCTTTTACAAACTCAGTATCTTTTTGTAAACTTTCTTCTAGTTCTACAATTTCTGTTCTACTTCTATAATAGTCTTGGGGATTGTTCCAATTAACCATAATAGAATTTGTTCTTGTTTTATTACCTGTTCCTTCGTACTTAAACTCTCCGTTTATTACGTTAGCGTTTGTAAATTGGTACACAGGATCTTTTTCTGAATCTTGTACTACGAAGGCTTCTCCATTTAACCAGTAAGCCATACCTCTAAATATACTAGAAACATCATTAAGTACTTTATAGGCTTCTTGCTTTCCACTAATTACTAAGTTAGCACTAAATCTTGGTTCGTGCTCTCCACTCGATCCACTCGGAATATAGTTGGTATCTGCTGTGCAATGTATGCTTAGTAAGTCTGCTGCTGCAACACCTGCAGGTACTAACTCATCACAGTATCTTCCAATTTGGAATAGTTCCCACTTGTTTACTTGGGACTGTTCCACATAATTTCCTAGCCCGTATATTTTATTTACTATAAGGTCGTGATATACCCATGCTGGATTATTACACCAGCTTAAATAGTATGTACCGTCCCAATCTTGTTCGGCTGTGCCAGGTTTTTCTGTAGATTTAATCCTTCTATAGTTAGCAGGTATAAATACTTGTGATTGTGAAGTAACAGTTCCAGTAGTAGTGCCATTTGAAATAGTACCATTAACTGCACTTGTTGAACCTGCTACATTTCTAAGATAAAGTGTATTGCCTGCTATCTTATCAACTAAACCTCCACTAAACATAACTGCGGTTTTTGTGCCTCCACAGGTAGTTCCCCCAGCAAGAATTTTATACGCATCTGCAAGGTCATCAAAAGGCTTATTTAGTGTGTAAGTAAATGTGGTTGCGGAAGCTGCTACACAAACAAACTCTCCTTCCCAATGTTCTTCATCTGTAGCTGAAGTAGTTGCTATTGTTGCTTTGAAAGTCTCTCCAGTTGCCACTCCGTGTGCTGGTACTGTTGCTGTTGCAGTATACCCTTCCTCGTCGTTACCCGCTGCTGTAAGACTACTTATACTTAATGTCTGACTAATTACGTCACCAACAGAAAATCCTGAAGCTGAAGATAGAGTAAGTTTGCGACCATTGTAGTCACAAGGGTACATATTAGTTGGAATGTTTATTAACTTACCATCAATTTCATAACCTCTAGCAGGGACGCTGTTAAATGCTTCTGCATCTATAACTCCACCTACATAAGCAGTATAAGGGTACTCTAGTTTATCAGCGATTGCAGCTTCAATGCTATCTACATAAATAGCGTTTTGAACTTCTTTACTATCCGAACTTTCTGGACTAGCAGTTAGTTTAGTTACTCTTACAGACCAATCGTTAATAGTAGAAGTTTCTTTAATTGTTTCAATATTAAAACCAAATGTATGTGCGTACTTACCACTAACTTTTCCACTAAAGCCTGTATCAAACATTTGTCTTGTATGATGAACACCAGAATTATCTACCCAGTTGAAATCAATATGAAAATAAACAACTGTAGTATTTATATCTCCCTTGTTGTCTCCTGTTTTTGTAATAGCAGACATACCAGTAGTAGATACAGTAATTTTTATATAGTCTGTTTCTCTTTTTTCAAAAGTACCACTAGATATAGTAAAGTATTGAGGTTCGTTTTCTAGTAGTTCTGCACTACCTATATCTTTGGTTGTAGCTGCACTGGGGTACTCAGCAAAAAAATCTGCATCAACTACCTGTGTTGCATCTCCATTTTTTGTGATTACAGTAAAGTTATTAAAGTTAGCTTTTTGACTAATACGTCCAGTACTCTGGTTTACATTTCTAAGACGTACTTCATCAATTAAAATTGACGCGTCCCCATAGACTAGTCCTTTAATTGGACCTTCGCACAGAGCGTCAATAAACGCAGCAGACTGTCTTGCAAACATGTTATCATCTGCTTCAAATGTGCTTCCGCCACCGCCCTTTCCTTTGGCTCCTCGTATTGATATTAAGTGTTGATTCTTTTTCATATTAAAGTCCTATATTACCAATTCCCCAAGAATTTACATAACTAGTAGTATTTGCTCCTTGTCCTGATTTACTTCCATCTGTTCTAAAGTTTGGTATACCTACCATTTTTCTTCCTGCTGTTAGTTTTTGTCTTGATGTATTTGTAAAGACTGATGCTGATATAGTTTTTGAGCCAACAATTGCTCTTCCATATACAAGAGGAATTGCTTGGCCTTGTTTGACTGTGTTGACTGGTCCACTGAATAAGTAGTTTTCTGCTTTCTCTGATGAAGTTCCGTCTGGTACATCTGGGGCTAGCATCATTGCGGCTCCTCCTAGCAGAAGTGCTGAACCTAAAAACCCTAGTCCTTGAGTAGCTAATGCGGCACTTGTACCCATACCCGCGAGTGTTCCTGCTACTGCTCCTGCATTTGTAACTACACCTGCAGCTGTTATATGTCCTGCTCCTAGTGCGGCTGTATGTGCGGCTGAACCAGCAACTAAACTAGTAGTACTACCTGCTGCTCCTATTGCTCCACCGCTTCCCATAAATCCTGTAATACCAAAACTTGCGAAACCACCTGTTGCAGCTATTAAAGCTACCCCGAGTACCATCATGAGTCCTGAGCTTTTTGAACCACCAATTACTGGTACAAAAGTATAGGACTGCTCCATACTTGGGCATTGTATTACTAGCTCTTCCAGCATATCAATACTTTCATTATCTACTAGTACTTCGTAGCCTTGTATTCCTTCAGATGAAGTAAGAAATTGACGCATACCAGGGCGTTGTGCCATAATAGCTGTAAGTGCTTCTGCGGGCGAGTTAACTGCTAGGTTCCACTCTGACCCAAACTTTTCTCCTAGTTGTCCTTCTAAATAAATTTTTCTCATATTATACTTTGATGTCTTACTACCATTCTGGTAATTTGTTTCC